CGCGCACTTCTGCAAATTCAATCAAGAACCTGCGCAAGAACATATCACGTACGGGAGGTAGATGTCGAAACTCATAGGCGTAGCCCACAGACTTGCCTGCCATATAGCCGGCATCGCTCACCCCATCATTGTTATTCGCCCTCATATTGAATCTACCGATGGCTTTGCCCAGTATGGGGACCGTGAGGTGCATACCATCGTGACGAGGAACGAAGAACCGTGACAGGAATGAGCACTCGAAAAGTGTGCTGCGGCGAAAAACTTTACAATCCATTCTAGCCTCACTAGCAATGGAAGTGTAAGTTTTGCAAGCATACCTACCGAGGCCGTATATAACAGCAAGCATGTCATCACCTAATATCATCGCCCTGCTCTTGCGTGCCCGAGAAGCACGTAAGAAAGAAAACAGGATGATGCCATTCCAGAGCGTGTTGCGAAATGTAGTATCAGTAGCACCCGTCGGAAGCATATGCTGTAACGATGCGGTTACCCCGTGTGTTTTTGACTTGACAGTGAATTTGCCCGTCTTCAGATGAAGGCGAACAAACCACTCAGGACACCCGAGGAGCCGCATGGCAGCCACTTCAAACAGCTGTACGTCTCTACATTGAGTTTTGTCATTGCTCGAGAAATCGGCTTCGACCCACGCTGGTTTTGGATCGAGCGGCGAATCATGATTCTCCAAGTACTCAGTATAATCAGTCGGAACTTTCTTATACGATGTACGAAACTGGTAAGGCCCCTTGACAGACTCCAAGAGCAAGTCAAAACGCCTCATCAGCTCGTTAAAGATAGGCCCGGAAATCGCGTTATAAAGGTCAGTTCCTTTAAAGATAACGCGAGGTGCCCAATTGGGCTTGTGTTCGACCAGGAGAGCCTCGACTTTCACGAATACATCCTTGGTAGTATAATCATTGATGTTTGACGAAACAAGATTATCCAAGGCAGCATCCATTCGGTCGCGCTTTTCCTGGCCAAATTTGGCGAGCCAATCTTCATACAAAGTAGAAGTCCATTCAAACTGATCAAATGAGCCATGTTCTGCAAACAAGTAGTCGAAAAACAAACGGCTATCATGTACGATGCGAGCAGAAACTCGTCCATCGCAGTGATAATTGCATCTCTTACGGAAAGCCGCAAGAAAATTGGAATAACCATTGTCTGGGACTACCGGATGCATCCCGGCAAGGAGAGGTCCAAGCTGTTTAACACGTTTACCTTCATCCTGAAAGGAATCCGGCATACGGAAATTGGCACCCTTTATTGGCTTGATGTAGGGATTGGCAACAGCATGGTACTCATGATAAGACTCGGAATATTCGTAATGGCGCCGTTGGCGGGGGTTTAGACCCCCCGCCATGTGGCGGGACTGGTGGTGGTGGTGGTGTTGGTGTTGGTGGTGGTGGTGGTGGTGTT